ATAAGTACCTTTTTTATATTTTTTACCTAAATTAATTAAAATAGGTTTTTTTTGTTGTCTATATAAATCATAATCATTGTCAGCAAATAATTGTATTTCTCTTGCAGCATCTTTATCATGATAACTAGGTAAATTACCTAAATTTATACTACCTAATCTTACTTTACCATTTGTTAAAGTATAACCATGTTTTAATCTTTTATTATTAGATTTTAAAACTTGTTTTACTTTTGTTAGGGTATTACTACGTTTAACCGCTTTTTTAGTTAATTTTTTCTTTTTAACGCCGCTTACTACTCTAATATTAACATTATGGCTTTTACTGTCTTTGTGCTTGTCGTTTGGCTTTAAAACGCCTACTTTTCTTTTTGTAGCTTTCTTTTTGACAGTTTTAGTTTTAGAAGCATATTTTTTAGAAGCTTCTTTTACATAGTCCGTCCATTTACTATATTTTTTAGGACTTTTTGCCCTTAAGCTTTTAGCGTCCTTTATTATTTTTTGTAAAGTAGTCATAATTATTTTTTCTTTTTAAATATGAAAAAAGCTACTAAAGCTGCGCCGCCAACAATTAAAGGGATTGTATAACCGCCACTGCCTCCAGGCTTATCAGATCCGCCGCCAAATAAATTTGTCAATGCGCCTGGCTCAGGTTTCATTTCATTTTTACTATTAATAAAATATTTTTGATCTAAATAGCCCGACGCTACTGCTTCATTAATTATAAAAGCTAAATCTATATTTTTTGTATTTTGCCAAATTTCAGGTAACCAATCTAGTCTTTTAATTGAAATAAACGGTTGTGGGACATTTCTTTCAACTCCATCGTTTGTGCCTACGCCCCACCAAAGTTTAGGATTAGCCGACTTTGGACTTAATCCAAAATCTTTATACCACTTAAAAGCTATTCCCATAGCTTTATCATAATCACCTTTTGTAAAACTTGTATCAAACAAATAATTTTCACTATGCCCTTTAATTAGCGGGCCTATTAATGTTAAAAAGCTAGATATTGTACTTCCAAAAATTGGTATAGCATTGGCGCCCGCCGTTATAACATTTACTAATCCGCTACCCTTTGGCGGCGTATTTACTGACGAACCTGGACCGGTTGCACCTGGTCCGCCGCCCTTAGGCTTTAAAAAATCAAATACCCCGTTCATTTGTGCTTGTTGATTAATTCCCGAAAGTGCCATTAGTGCCATATTTTGAATTTTTTTATCTTTATAAAAATTAGGTTCTTTTTTTTCATTAAAATTATCAAGTACGGCGTCGCACCAAATTTCGTTATTGCTTCCTGGATTAATAACTACAAAAACATGCTCTGGCGTTTTGCTTCCGTCATATGCTGCAAACCGATAACACAAATCAAATATTTCACCGGTATTCCTTCGATAACTATCTAAAATTCCAGCAATAAATAAACTCATGTGCTTACAATCACCGTTTTTTGTTGCTAAAATTGCCGCTGGCGTTTTTACCGTTTGCAATTCGTCAGGCTCAATTTGATAATGTATATTTTTTTTTAAAAAATTAAAAACTTTTAAAGCAGTATCATAATAATTGCCGCAATCAAAAAAATAAAATAATTTATCGTAATCCCTTTCGCTTTTATTGTGCTGCTTTAAAATAGCATTGATAATATCGTTAGTTGTTTGATCGTAACTAATTATTTTTTGATTATTTTTAAAACTATCTAATTTACTCAATAAATTCATTTACGGTAATTTAATTTCAAAGTTTAAAGGAAAGTAAATAAAATCAACTACTAAATTACCCCTTAATTCAATAATTTGATTTTTAAATTTATTTGAAATTAAAATTATTGCAGCATCTGCCAAATTTAAATTCACATCAAAACCAATAACCGTTTTTTGTTGCGCTTGTAAAGTTTTGTTTATGTCCTGGTAAATTGTACCAACAACTTTATTTTGCAATAAAATTTCTGCCGATACTTTTTGAACGTCTGCCGTTGTTTTGGTTGGGTTTTCAACTTCTAGCTGGACGTTTACAATTGGTTGTAAAAATGTGCCTCCGTTAAAACCAATATTTTTTAAACCAATTTTTATTTTTTCTGACAAAATAAATTTTTTGTAACCGATCCAGGCAAGAAAAGCCAAACCGATATAAATTAAATTTTTTGACATTTTAAAAAAATAAAAATTGATAAAAATTGAAAAAGGTTCTCAAATCTACAAAAAAATTTCAAACCGCCAAACATTTTTTTTTTCACGGGTATATGTGCGGAACGGGCGAAGGGTAATGGCCCCCCCTTTAGGGGGGGGGCCATTCCGCCCGTTCCGTACCCGTTCGGTACCAAAATATACCCTAAAATTTAAAGAATTTTAGACATAAAAAAACCCTAAAAAATAGGGTAAATTTAACAAAAATTTAATATTTATTTATACTTTGATTTTTTTCACCTTTAAAAAAACCTTATGTGAAAATTTTTTAGTTTCCTTGCAATAAAAGTTTATTTCAACCGCGTTTTTGCTTAAAGCAAAGATTGTAAACTGGTCTAGTTTTGTAGGATCATTTAAAATATTTCGGTATTTATAAGCTTTTTTTTGCTGATCAAAAAAAATTGCCGTGAAATAGTTGCTTTGTAACATAATTTTATTATTTTTGAATTGAAAAAGGTCGAAGTAAAATTTAAAATTTTATTTTAGCTAAATAATGCCCCGTTATTAAAACAATAGAACGGGGCTTTATTTTTTTTAAATTTTTCTGAATACTATCTAAAATAGTTAACATTCTTAATCTAATCCTTTCTTTTTTTTCTGCCTTAGTTTCTTTTTTATTTTTTGTATTTTTAGAGATAATCTCATTAAAAAAATAAAGATCCAAATTTTTATTTTTCTCATGTTCTTGCATTTTTAAAATTGTTTACGGTAATCAAAATATTCGTTTTGTGTATTTTTTGAAATATAGTTTTTGTCTTTAAAATACTTCAAATAACTCTTAGAAAAATTAATGCCTCTATTTTCAATTTTTGATATTTCAGTTATTAAATTTTCGTATTTGAAATACTTTTGTTTTTCAAAAATAATATTTAAAATATTGTTATGCTCTTGATCCGTATAATTGCTAAAATGCTTTATTTTAGGCTCATTTACGGGCAAAGAATTAATTTGCATAAATTTGTTGTCATCAATTGAATACTGTATTTCTATTGGCTTAAAACCGCCTGACGATCGCAAAAATTTAGGTTCCAAAATAAAAGATCCGCTTTCCTCTTTTTTAACTGATAAAGTACTTTGCGCCCAGCGATCAGTATTACTCCCCAGGTGGCCCAAAGTTTTGCCTTCATTTTTGCCCGTGTGTAAAATTCCAATTAATAATAAATTATGTACTGTAGTAAGTTCTTTTATATAATTTACTACTTTTCTACATTCTACTTCATCGTTATAATTCATAACAATATCAAGTAAACCATCTAAAATAATAATACTACATTCAGGGGTATTTTCAATGTATGCCTGGATCATTAATTTAATAATTTCAGGGCTTTCCTTTCGTAAACAAAAACTGTCAAAAAATGTTGGTAACTCGTTAATATCTGCTACATCTTTAATTCTTGACATGTGCTTATAAAAGTCAAATTCGCTGCTTTCAGTATCAATATATAAGATTTTATTGCGACCTGGTAACGTTTGAAGCTTCATACCAAAAATGTCATATACTCCAAAGCTAGACGCAACTATTGACGTGGTAAAAGTACTTTTACCGCTTTTAGGTAATCCAAAAAGGGCTAAGGGCCTATAAATTAATATAGGCCCTTAGCCCCCGCTTATAATAATATAGTTTTGTATTGAACCAATATTTTGCCCCTGGATAGATAATAAAATTTGTTCCTTTGGTGGCTCATATCCGCGCTTGTAAGCGTTTTTTTGTAGTTCAAGATATAAAGGGTTAGTTATCATTAAAAGTTTATTAAACTGTCAGCTAATAAAGCAAAAATGATTAGTATAATAAATAGTATTAAATCTCTTTTCATAAATTTTTTTTTAAGGATTATTTAATTAAATACTCAATCCAGGCCTTTGCACTTTTTAAAGTTTTATATTCCTGGATAAAAGGATAAATTACAAAAATTTTTGTTTTTGGGTTATAAACAATTGTATAACCCTTGTAGGCAGTATATTCCATTATTTTAAATTTTAAAGTAAAAAAATTGGCCTAATTAGGCCATTCAGTTATTTTTACGTCTAAAATGTCACATCCAGCAGTCTGCAAAAATGTAACAATATTGTTACTTTCAACAAAAGCGGCTGTAAAAAATAGGGAATTTAATTCAATTGTATATGAATACAATGTACGATTGTCATCGTTTCCATAAAAGAAACGGAAAGTTGCTTTGATCATGTAAATTAAGTTTTAAGATTATAGATTAACAAAGATTATATAATTATTTTCATATAACCTAATTTTTAACAAAAAAAAATCGGAGTATAGAAATACCCCGATTAAATCTATGAAAATCCTTAATTTACAAAATCAGCTCAAAAATAACTTTTTTTCAGCATTCCGCCTACTAATTAGCCCCTTTACTTTTACTCCATTATCAAATACCCATCTATCGAACTGGTCCGCTACAATCTTTTTATCAGCGCCGCTATTTAGTAACCTTAGTAAGCTTGAAGCTTTAAAGGCCCCTAACCCGACATTGTAAGTAAAAGATATAAGCGAGTTTAATTCGTTGTTATTTAATGGCACCTTAACCAAATTTTTAATTTCGGCCGCGTCTTTACTTGTTGTAATTTGTAGCCATCTTTGGGCCTGCTCTGCCGTTATAATATCGCCTTGTTGCACTTTCCTTTGTTTATCAAAGTCATACGTTGATCCGTATCCAATAGTCCAAACGCCGCCGCTATCCTGGTAAGCTTTTAGATATAATCCCCCTTCCGCTTTTTTTATAAAATTTAAAGCTTTGGTCAATCCTGATGCCTTAGTAATTGCAGTTATACCCAAAATACCTAGTATTATTAAAATTATTTTATTTTGCTGCGTCATTTAACCTCTTTGAGTGATCCTTTGCGGCCCATCCTAGCAGTAATAAACCAATGGCCCTAATTAGGCCCTGAATTCCAGTACTTACGGGTATAACTTCGGATGATGCAGCTAGTACCCCCCCCAGCGTTGTTTTCCAATTGTTCATTTTTCTTTATTTAGATAATCTAATTTAGTTTCAATCCTTGCTAATTTGTCTATAATATCTATACGATCTGATTTTATTTCTTTCATATCTAGCTCTATTTCTGATAATTTTTTTTTTGTGGTTCCATAAAATGAACCAATAAAAATTATTGAAGCTGCAAATGATCCTATATAAAATAAATTTTCCAAATTAGTATTCATATTAAATTAATGTAACGCCAATTTGTTGCGCCGTCCAATTATATATAAATTCGTTACCGTCTGGGCTTGTATTAAAACTTTCATAATCATTACCGTCTAAACTTAAATTGCCACTTTGTAACGTTGCATTTGTTTCCGTTAACAATAAATAATATATTGTAACGCTTGTACTAAAATTATCTGATCCTACACAATTTAAAATTGTTGCCGTTCCTAAATTTAGCGGAAATATTACAGGTTGTATTTGCTTCATAATTATTTATTTTCTAGTAATTCAATTCTTTTTATAAGGCTATCAATAATTTTTTGTTGATCTTGAATAGCTTTTATATATATACCATTAAATTGGTTGTAATCAATACCTTTTAAACCAGTTGAAGGCGTTTTAAAAACCGCTTCAGGTATTATTTGTTCAACCTCTTGAGCAATTGCACCAATTTGTAAACCTTCGCCGTAATTTTTATATCCTTCTATAAATTTAAATTGTACGGGGTTTAATTTCATTATGGTATCTAAACCATATTTTAAAGACTCAATATTTTCTTTTACTGATATATCAGAAACGGGAGCCGATAAAACACCAGTTGCACTAGCCAAAACTGCCCTTGATCCTGTACCAGCTAAATTTGAAATAGTAACTTCACCATTATCTCTAACAACAAAAATATTATTACTTGAACTATCGCGTGTTAATATTGCATAAGTTGCTGAAGTTGTACCCGTTGATTTTATAAAAAGTCCTACAACACTATCTGGAGCTATTCCAATACCAATTGTAGTACCTACTTTTAAAGAACTTGAAAATGTACCGCTTCCCGTTACTTGTAATTTATTTACTGTATCGTCAGTAGTTGAACCAATTAATATGTTACCACCATCTGCTACTCTAATTCTTGTAAAATCATTTTGTGTAATATCAAATGGAAGAGTAGTTACAGTTCCAATGTAAGCGCTAGTAGTTCCATTTAATACAAAATTTGCAAGTCTTACATTTGCCGAACTAAATAAATCTAAATTAGAACCATTTGCTCCAGCTTTTATTGATACATTTGTATAACCCGCAAATGATGATGGAGTTGTAGTACCAATTCCTAGATTTCCGTTAATTGTTGCACTTCCGTTAACTTGTAATTTATTTACACCGTCATCACTAGGATTATTAACCAAAACGGCTCCACTATTTTCAATCCTTAAAGCATTTGCAGTTGAAAATGTACTAAAATAAAATGCTGAACTACTAGAAGTACCAGCAACATATAAATCAGCCGTACCAGCCGCAGAATTATAAAAACGAATAACTTTTTGAACGTTATTTGCTTGTATTCTTACTGGATCACTTCCGTTGGCGTTGCTGCCTAAAATAGATCCATTTGATTGAACATTAATATTATTTGTTATTTCAATTGAATTATCCCCGTTATTAATTTTAATTGCATTTGCGCTTAAGTTAAAATTAAATATATCAAAAGTGTTTGTAGTTGCCGCGTTACCAATTCGCCACTTTGCTACCGAAGTATTTAAAAATGAAATAACCGATTGACTACCCGCCGTATTATTTAATGCTAAAATTGGATTGGTTCCGCTAGAATGTACGTCTAAACTATTACCAGGCGTATTTGTATTTATACCAAGCCTATTATTTGTATCATCCCAAAATAATTGTGTATTATCTTGACTAACTAAACCACCAGCACCCGAAAATAATACAGATCCTAAAGTAAGCGCCGTATCGGTTAAACTATTTGTGCTTAATCCACCAGCCGTTATTGATATACCTACGTTTGAAGTATTGCCATTTGTAGTTACTTGCTGCAAAGTTCCTGCACCACTACTTACATTAGCAATTAAAACCCACGCGGTTCCTGTGTCCTCATATATTGCGCTTGTATCATTTGCAATAAATAATCTACCTGCATAACCAAAATTTGGCCTATTGGCAAAAGTATCGGTATACAATGCAGGGGATCCCTTTTGATTAAGCACATTAACGTTATATGAAAAACCCATATATTAAAATATTTTTTTAACTACTACTAAATTGTTTTGGCCACCGCCAGTAAAATTAATTTGCAACGTTACATTTG